AGTCTTGCTTTTGAAAAGCACTATATTTTTCAGCTGGAATATTTCCTATGTAAGCCAAATTTATTCTCCTATGAACTTATTGCGTCTACTGTTGATACCCAAACATCTAAAGATGAAGCTGTGTCTGATACAACTTTTAAAGCATCACTAGCTTGAACAACAAATTTAGCTCCACCATCTAAAACTTGTAATGATGAACCTGCAGGAATAGGTGCATCTTTAATTAAATAAATGTCATTTGAACCATCATTAATATATACAGATGCTATAACACTAGATGTTGTAACATTTGAAACTGATATACCAACTACTGTATCATAACTATCTGAAGTAAATAAAGTTGCTGCTCCTGTACCTACATTGTTGCTTGTGTATCTTCTAAAGTTTTGTGCCATATTACTCCTTTATTATAATGCAATCGCCATGGCTATAGCGAATCCATTTGTTGCTAAATTTGAAGTATCAGTAGATTCAATATTTGTCCACGCACTTCCATTATAGTATTTTAATACATTACTTGTAGAATTATAGAATAAATCACCTTCATCTAATGATAAACTTGGATCGCTAGATCCTATTCTGTATTTATCTGCAAAGTTATTAACATCTGATATATTGTTAGCAACTGTAGTTACATTAGCACTAATACCAGCAACAGATGTTACATTGCTAGATATTCCAGCTACTGTTGTTATATTTGAAGATATACCTGCTACCGAAGTTACATTAGAAGCAATTCCTGCAACTGTTGTAACATTAGCAGATATTGAGCCAACTTGTCCTACTTCTGTAGATATACCTGCAACAGTTTGTATATCTGAAGAATCTCCTGCCACAGTAGTAACATTACTTGAAATACCTGCAACTGTAGTTACATTTGCTGATATTGCGCCTAGCGCATTAACATTTGCAATATTTGCACCTACAGTATTAACATTAGTTATTGAACCTGCAACTGTATCTATTTCTGGACTTGCTTCTTGCAAATCAGATGCAACAGTTTCTATTTCAGAAACAGCTTCGTTAAGATCATTTGCAACAGTTATAATATCTGCAATATTTGTTGCTACCGTATTAATATTTGTAATATTAGAAGCTACGGTATTTACATTAGAAATTGCTCCAGCAACTGTTGTAACATTACTAGCAATACCACTCACTGTAGTTACATCACTAGTAATTGCTGCTATTGTTGTAATATCTGTAATATCTTGAGAAAATTCTAATCCATCTCCTGCACTGTTTACTGATAAAACTTTATTTGCAGCAAGATTTGGAAATGTAATATTAAATGTATTTGCTGTAGTAGCAGCAGCTTTAGGAGAAAATTTTAAATCTCTTTCAAGCTGTTGACACATAGCTATAATTTTATCTAATTCATCATTAAGTGATGATATTTGAAAAGCACCAGATGTTGGAAAGTCTGTAGATCTAGAAATTGCTAAATCTCTAAAAACAGTAATTGTATCATTAAGGGTAGCCCCACTCCCCCCTAATGTAATTGATCCACCACCAGAAACTCCTGCTCCAGATACCGAATATTGAGAAGCACTTGATGGTGATGCATTAAAAGTTAATTGTGTAGTACCGTTAAATACTTTAATATCTGCATTTGTAAAAAATTCAAATGGTACAGAAAAAGATGTTTGACCTGCAGTTGCAGTATATTGAACTCTAGGTTCTGTATCTGAAATAGTAATTGCCATTAATGTAATCCTTTTTGAATATCGTCAAATAACCAATCCAAATACCATACATTTTGAAAGGGTATTAACCTACGCACATTTTTTGCTGTGTGATGGTTATATTCATTTCCACCAACATCATACAAGATGTCAAATATATTATATATCTGTCCTCCAGTTGGGCCAAACATTGTTCCTGCTTTCCATCTATTAGAAGAAGCATAAGGTTTATTTTCACCAAGTGCAGGGCCAATACCAATTCTATTATCTGTTAAAGTTTCAACAGCTTTATTAATATCAGTATAAATACCTGCTAATCCAGATCTATCAAAAGCAGTTAACAATTTATCTGTAAATGATTTTTTAGAATAATCTCTACCAAATCTAAAGTCAGTATATATTTTATCTATAAGCATACCAGATCCCATTAACAAAACAGAACCAAACATAAAGTCTAAATCTTTTTCTTGCATACCTCTCATTAACATTCTTTGAGTAGCTCCAATTGCAAATTTTTTAAACTGTGCAAATGTTGAACCTAGTTCAGTACTCATCCATAAAGGTGTATCTCCTAAACCTGGAGTAACAATTGTAATATTAATATCTTTATTAAGTGCTGCACCAAAAGCATCAACTGCTGCTGCATCTTCCCATTTAGCAGTATTTGCCATAAAATTGTGTGAAGTTTTTTCACCATGTTTTTCAAATTGATTAGCTATTCTTCTAGCCATATCTTGATCTATACCAGAAGATGATAATGCAGTTTTCCATTTATCAACTAAAGAACCTTTAGTCCATTTAATAGAGTCTTCTATTATTCTAGATCCAATAGTAACAGATGCCATTGATTTAGCCATTTCTGTCCATCTTGACATAAGATTAACATACATAAAATTAAAAGCAGAAGCTTTGCCTACACCACTTTCTAATTTAGAAGATAAACCAAACATATCTCCTACATCAGCAAACAACATAGCTCTTTGACCAGTTACCATATCAACTGCTTCACCAAAAGATTGCGCTTCTTTTTTACCCATTTTATAAATAGTACCACCATCTAAAAAATTAGAAAACATTTCAAACTGTGTTTTAAAACCACGTTTAATACCAGAAGTCATAACAGTTCTGGCTACATCTGGTATTGCTGCTGCAAATCCAGTTAACATAGTTAATGCATTATAATGTTTAGCTGTTCTCATTGCTACCGAAGACCATGAATGAGGATTAGAAGGTAATCCATAAGTACCTCTAATTAATTCTATAGAAGCTTCAAGATCAGACAATACTTGATCTCTTTCTTTAATAAGAGCATCTCTTTGTTTAGAACCTCTTTTTACAGTAGAAAGTTTAAAGTTATATTCATTAGCAACTGTCATTAATCCCGGGTTGAAACCTGACATTTCACCATCTTCAATAAATTTAACACCTAATCCATTAGGATCTCCATATTTTTTAGTTAAAAGAATATCTGGAATTATTTGTCTTGCATAAGTTTTTTGCAAAGCAAATATATCACTCATAATAAAACCACCATCTAGTAATTCTAATTGTGCTTGTTTATCTAAATTTAATTCTCTAGCTCTTACAGATCTAGCATATCTTGGTCTATTAAAAGCATATCTTTCTGAAAGATCTCCAACAGTTTTTTCAAATCTTACAAATGGAAAATGATTAGATAAGTCTTTAGCTAATTGATTTAATTTTGATTCATTAATTATAACACCAGCTCTTTGATAATGTCCTTTAACAATTTCTTTAAATCTAGCTGGATTTTTTTCAATAGCATTTTTAACATAAATTATATTAATATAATCATTAACACCTCTGGTTTTAACATTTTTTAATCTTTGATTTAATTGATCAATAGTTTTTTCTATTCTAGAAATATTGTATGTTTCAGAAAGACCATCAACTTTAGATGTATATGTTTTTGACATTTCACCTTTTTTTCTCATTGTTTTTAATTGTGATTCCCAAAATCTTAATTCAGAAATAATAGGCATTTCTCTAATTTTTAATTGTTGTATTTGCTCAAACAAAGGGCCATATACATGTTTCTGTGTATGTCTTGCTGCAGCAGCAACTTCTGGTACATCATGAGAAAAACCATTTAATCTAGCTCTAGTTACTTCATGGCTAAATTGATCTAATGATAATCTATCCATCAAACCAGGTTGTGTATTTTTAGTTAATTTATTATGTAATGCTAATCCTAAGTTAGTACCAGGAACTTTTGCTTGTCCTTGGATTCTTTTAATATAACTTATGTATTCATCTTTAACTAATTTATGAGATTCTATTTCACCTACTCTCATCATACGCATATCAGTTTCTATTGATTTACCTGTAGATTGAAATCCCCATTCTTTAGTATTTTTAATTTTTAACAATGGTGTATCTAAAAGATCACCAATCATATTCTTAGCAGTCAAAGAAGTCTTTTGTTTTATTAATCTAAATACAGGAGTCCATGGCCCATCTTCACCAAATATATTTAAATTAGATTTAATAAATCCTTCACCTTCCATCTTTTGTTTAACTGTTTGTCTTATAGGTTTAGAAACACCTTCAGCACCAACAGAAGTAGTTGGAGGATCAGCTTTATTAGGATTTACAAATGTACCATCAATAGCAATATCTGATTCTTTAACAGTTTGATTACCAATCCATTTATCATCTAATTCTTTTAAATTTTTTTGAACTTTAATAGGAGTAGGACTTGATAATTTATTTAATAAAAAAGGAACAGTATAACCATATGCTGCAACACCAGCTACATAACTATCATCTCTCATTGGATCTAAATTTTGTTTTACTAATTCTTCTGCTAACATTGCGCTACCAGCTATTTTTGCAGTGTTACCTAATTTAGTAAAAAATAATAAAGTAGAAGGATCTGCTACAGCTCCAACCATTCTTCCAAGATAATACCAAGGAGAATGATAAGCAGTATCTTGATGAGCTTCTAATTTTTTTATAATAGCACTTGTTTCTCCAGTACTTTGACTAAAATAAAAATGATGCATAAAATCATCATATCCTTTTAATTGTGGATCTTGTGATGGATTATAATTTTCTTCTTTAGGAAAATTAGAGTTATCTAATAATTTTTGTGTTATAATAGCACTAAGGTTTTCATCTTTAAAACCATCCCATGCATCAGTTAAACTATATTTTAATGGTTCTTCTTTTTTTTTAATTAAATCAGAACTAGTAATTGGTTGTGGAAAAAATGTTGCCATTATAATTTTCCTAATTCTCCATTATAAGAATTAAAAGCTTCATTAATTCCTTGAAAAATAACAGAATTAACATATTGATTATTAACACCAAATTTTTCTAAAAAATATTCTTTACCCATTTCATGTTGAATAATAAATTTAAATAATTTATGCATTTGATTTGAATCCATAATATTAATTTTATCATCACGATCAAAATTAGTTTTTGATTCTAATGCTTCAATATAAGATGTATTATCTTCTGCATACATTTGAAATATTTCATCAAATGTAGGTTCAGATCCATATCTTTTATCTATTTCATTAAGATTACTAGTTAATGTTGAATGATTAATTATTGTTTTAACTCCAGCTCTAATACTGTCTTTTGGATTAGCAAAAACAGCAAATTTTCTACTATCTCTCTGATAGTTTAAATCAATTTCTCCATCCCAACCAGCAGAAGATACTGCAGTCCAATTGTTTGTTCTATGTGTTAATCTTAAATCTTGATTTTGATAATTATCAATTGCCCATTGTTTTAAATTTCTATTAACCATATCTCTACTCATTACAGTATCTTCAGGTGGTAAAGAAGATTCAGTAACTTTTTCAGCATCAGATAAATCTCTACTTAGATTTATTTTTTTTTGATAAGATAAATTTTTATTTGCAAAACTTGCTGCAGTTTGTAATTCAGTTCTTATTTCTCTTAAATCTCCTTTAAAACCCATCATTCTTGCAATCCAACCAAAAGGTCTTATTTCAGCAGGAACATCATTTATTCCTGGTATATCTGGATAAAATCTAAAGTCAGATAATTTAATACCATTTCTTATTACTGAATGAATTGCTCTTTTAGTCCATGTATTTTTTTCATCCATATCCCATGTTCCCATAGGAGTTCGTGTCATTAATGATAATGACTTACTAGTAATATCGTTATTAAAAAATTTAGATTTTTTTAATTCTTCAAATATTTTATTTGTAGTATGATTTACAATTTGCGCTGTACTTGATGGTGCATCCATATCAGTTAAATTATTCCATGCTGCAGGTCTAAAATTTTTATCTAAACTAATCATACTATCTCCAATATGCATAGTTAATTTGTAAGAATGAAAACCAGTTTCATCTTTTGTATTATTTCTATCAAGTGAAATTTTTATATCACCATTTCTATTGTCTGCCCATTTTCTAAAATATCCTTCTACATCTTCCCATTTATTTGTATCGTATCTTGAAAGTTGTTCATTTTTATTTAACATTGTAAAATCTTCTTTTATTGAAGCATAAAGATCATGATGATTAATTGTTCCAAATCTATGCCAAGAAGGATGTTTAACTAATTTAGGTTTTCCATCTGATGTATGTGTTTCAATTCCATAGCCTTCATCTGATAATCTTTTCATTACTCTATTAAAAGCTTTAGATCTTAAATGTCCATTTTCTTTAGACCAGATTTGTGGATTTTCTCCTACTGTCATACTAGCTAGTTCTTGATTCCACATATATCTAACTTTAGTTTGAATTTCTGCTGGTATTATTTTACTTGGTTCCCAAGCTAAAAATGTAGTTTGATCGCTTTGAGGAAATAAACTTTTATGTAAAGGATCTTTTTCATTTGCAAAAAATTTTAAAAGAAAATGTGAAGAACTTAATTGTTTATTATAAAATAATTCAAATGCTTTATTACCATCATCATATTGTGATTCAATATTTTCTAATTTTATTTGTAAATTTTCATTTTGTAATGATTTAATTACAGAAGATGCTCTAGTATAATCTTTATTAGCAATACTTTCTATTACACCAGTATCAATAGCTTTTTGATACAAATGATTATATTCTACATTTGGAAATAATTCTTCATTACTTACATATTGATACATTAAAGATTTTTCCATAAAATTATCTAAAGTACCTTCATCTTCAAAAGAACCTGCATCACTTAATGTTAAAAATTTTCTTAATTGATCTGGAAAAAAATCTTGTTTAGCAAATAAATTAACAGCAGTTTTGAAACTATCACTAGTAATATCTGAGTATTGTATTTTATGTATTGGTGGGTTTTGATTAGCTAATATAGCTTTAGCCCACATTTCTCTATCATCTTCGGATTCAAAATTATATATTGTTTCTGGATTTTGCATTGTTTTAGATACAATACCTTGTATTCTATTTGCATTTTCAACATATTCTAAAACATCAAAATATTTTTTAGATCCTATTTCAAGTGGCATTTCTTTAAGTATTTCATCCATACTTACAGCTCCACCTTTAAATTTTTCTAAAGATAATGTTCTACCAGGTTCTTTAAATTCATTTATATTTATATTTGGTTTTTTAGATTTACCAGAAATATTTTCTCTATGAAAAGCTTTATATTTATTATATATATTATTTACAATTCTAGCTCTAGAATCATCATCTTCATACAATGTTCTAACAACTTTATACATTGAGTTATTTTTAAATTCTTCATCTATCATTGCATCATATTTATCTTCATCTCTCATATAATCATTAAGCCAATTAAGAGCCTGTACTTCTTGTCCATTATTATACAATGTACTCATTACATGAAATCCTCTAGAAACTAATAATGCTTCAGTTTGATCTGTAATATTTTTTACATGATCTTTTTCTTTCATCTTACCAGTTGCAACTAAGTTAGTATAATCTTCATGTGATATTTCATTAATCTGTAAAAGATTATTTAAAAATTGTTTATTAATACCAGGCATTGCTAAATCTAATTCTTGATCATTAAAGTTTCTCATAGAAAACTCTGCTTCAGAATTAAAATTATTCCATTTAGTATCTCTGTCAGAAAATAACTTACCATCATCAAATTTTTTTTTATTACCAGTAGCAAATAAAATAGAATTTTGACTATAAGCAGATAACATTGCATTAGCTTGTATCTTATATGCATTAGGCGTATTATCTAATAAAGTTTTAGAATATGTATCAACAGCAGATTTCATTTGATCTGGATTCATTGCAAAATCATTTCTAAATTTTTCAAACTGATCTCTAGTTTTTATTTGGAAATCTTGAAAATAATTTGCTGCAGCATTTTGATCTGCTTCATTTTGTAATCTTTGCAATGTAGGTTTAAAAGAATCAAATGCTATACTTACATAACTTTTAGCAGGTACATAAGGAATATCTCCTGGAGCTCTAATTGATACTGTTGATTTGTCTTTTTTTAATGCCATAATTAACTTTCGTATAAATCTTTTTTAGCTTTATATTCATAACCTGCACTAGCAATACTAGTCCATCCACCAAATTGTTCTTTACGTCTTTGAGATGCAGCTAAGTCTTGTGCAAAACCTAAATCACCAACTTGTGTTCCTACATTTAATCTTATTGTAGCAATATCTTTTTCAAAAGTACTAGTCACATCATCTTGAATATTTAAGAATGATCTACTATCCATAGAAAAACCAGAACCAGCTTGACTTGCTTTATTAGCAGCAATAGTCATAGCATATTGTTCTCGTCTATTTGCAGCATCTTCATCAGCAATTCTTTTAGCTGCTTTCTTTTGTTCTTCATATCTTTGTTGTTCTATTTTTGCTTGTTTTTTAGATTCTTTAATATCGTAAACTGCTTTAGCTGCAGTTACAACAAACATAGTTACTGGATCAGCACTCATGCAAAAACTACCTCCACTGACATACCCAAGATTTTAATTGGTAAAGGATCATCTTGGCTTATTGTTACTGTTGGATTTTTACTGTAACCTAAAAAGAAAAATTCTTTTTTATCTGTTACAGCTGTTAGGTCAGAGCCACCTTGAAAATTAACTTGTTGAATGACTAAAGCTTTAGAGGTGCTGTCTGCTGCTTTAATTGTCATATCAAGGGTAGAGTTAATATCCACAATGGCTCTTGAAATTCTTCTTGGTAACCCAGTTAAAGGGCCTTCTGGTAATTCTTTATCTATTGGCATAGTTTCAATTATTGGAATATAGTTAAAACCAACTTTAAGTCCAGTAGCTTTTGGTGCATTTGTTAAAGTTATTTGATTTGCACCAGATACAGTAAATGATCCAATTGAACTATTACCATCAATAATATTAACAGATTCATTAGTATAAATACTATTAACATTATGTAAAAAACCTTTTTCTAAAGTTATTACTGCATTATCTCCAGGTGTTGCTGCTAAAGATTGATCTAAATTTAAAGTATAAGAACCTGCACCATTATTAGTTACAGATTGAATTACATATTCAGTAGTATTACCTGCAATTTTAAATGTTTCATTAATTTTAGGATCAGAAGTAAATCCATCTACATCTAAAACAGATCCTGTTTGACTTGCACCATTTACTAATGGAGTACCTCTTTGATTTAATGTAGAGCTTGTTTGACAATCTAATGTTTCACTATCATCATCTGCAAATTTTTCTAATGTATATACAGTAGATCCATTTAATGATCTTTTACAAATAACAACTAAGTTTTCATTTAATGATGCAATTGATTGAAAAAAATCATCTTCTCTTGTAGACCATAATCCCCAACCTGCAATTTTTTCATCTCTAACAGAATGAAACAAAGCTAATTTACCATTATGTGTAGAACCATTATTTAAAAAAAATGCATATTGTTCTGGTCTAGTTGTATTACCTTTCATAATTGCAATTTCTTTAGGAGAGTCAATTAAATGTTGTGCAAGAATAGATACAGCAGTAGATTTATATCCATCTTCTAAATCAGAATAAACAAATTCTCTTACAGCTTTACCATTCTTTTGTACAAATCCTGTAGCTTGATCAAACATATGTGGAGCTGTTCTAGATATACCATATGGTGTTTGTCTTAATATACTTACATTAGAAGGTGTTATAGTATTGTCTGTAGAATCTGGAATATAATATTCAGCACCATCAGTAAATACTTGTAAGTCTTTACCAGAAAGCATATGTCTTATTTCATTAACTGCATTACCAGTTATATCTGAATCTAATGCTTCCGAATCTAATCCAGTTCCAACATCAAAATTAAAGTAATCTCCAATATGAGATGCTAAAATACCAGCAGGTCTTGAAGCTAAACCAGCTAACCATAATCTATTATGATGAAAAGTAACTGCTTGAGGAAATCCACGTTTTGTAGAAACTGTTTGTTCTTTCCATTCAAAGTATGGCCCAGTAGTAACCATATCTTCTATAATTGTAATAGTAATTACTGTACCAGAAGTAAATGCAGTTATCTTACCTTGTTTTCCATTAATTAAAATATAATCACCAACTTGATTGCTAGTAAATGTGCTGCTACTTGCAGTTACAGTTCTACCTGTTCCTGTTGCATGAGAAGATAAACTAACTGAAATAGCTTTATCAGCATATTTATAAAATGGTTGTAAACTTTTATTTACACCACTAACACTTACATCTGTATCTTCATCAAAGGTAAATACTCTAACAATAAATGATGATGCAGATTCTCTAAATATTTCTCTAATAGAATTATTTCTATGTGTTAAAAAAATAGTATCACCAAATTGTGCAAAATTTAATTCAAACAATTGAGCTGTAGTCCAATTACAATTAGTTGTATAATTAGTTGTTAATGCTGTACCACTTATATTGTAAACATCCATTCTCTGATTAGACAATACTATAATAGCTATTTCATCATCAGAAAAAACAAATGGTATAATTCTAGATTCTGCAGGTAATGTTGCAAGGTAAGAAGTACCTGGTCTTCTCATTAAACCACCTTCAGCTAATAATGCAAAATTTCTACATTGCTTAGCACCTTGAAAATAAGATGGTACATCTGTTCTAGTTGCTAATAATGGATTAAGCTCTCCAGACGAAAAATTCGTTATTACAGTTTTTAATGTTCTTCCCATTATACATCCGTTCTAGTAGATCTTCTTAGATTAACAAATCTATTAGTATCTAAAACTTTTGTAGTTGTTTCTTGTGCATCTATATTTTTAGCTATTAAAAATTGTCTTTCTGCAAGTTGTTTAAACTGACTAATCATAGCAGAATCTCTAGCAACAGAACCAGCAAATATAGAAGCTAATTCATATTCTAAAGCAAGAACAAAATGAGGTGGAAAATAAGATTCATCTACTCTGTAAATATAATCCATAATTAATGTATTATTAGAATTATAACCATTAACATAAATAAAATCTTTATATCTTGAATATGGTATAACCATATCATTAACTGTTATAGTATTAATTTGTAAAACTTCTGGATCTGATGGCATTTGATATGCATAATCAAATCTTCCAGCAGGTTCTGCTGCTAATAATGAAAGCGACTTTTGAGTTGTAGAAAATCTCCATCTACATCTTGTAAGAGCAGCTTTTGTAATATCTTCGTAAATGTTACTGGCAACTAATGCTTCTGTGCTACCATCTGAAAAAGATGTAATAGGTTGTGCACCTATTATAACTAAAGCTCTCGCACATATATCTATATTTGTTGTTGCCATAATTTTTAAAAAAAAAGATCTAGGGGGAATTACCCCCCTAAATCGAATTAGCTTATGCTAATTTAGCTGTTGTTACAGTAGTTGCACCACTTGCTGAAGTAACAGTAAGTAAATCTGCTTCTGGTGTTCCACCGATTCCGATAGAACAAAGAATTAAATCACCTTGTTTGATTTCAGCGTAAGCGCTATTAAAGTAACCACTAGCAGCTACAGTTGCGATAGCATCTCCGTCAGTATAAAACCAAAGAGAGTTGCCACCCATTTGAGCTACCTTTTTGATAGGATTGTCAGTTGCGTATGCCATATTATTATATCTCCTTGATTATTATTCTGCGCACTTCTGTATTCTAATACCATCAGAGTCAATCAAAACTCCACCTATAGAAAGCATAGATGTAATTAAGTGAGAAACTTTTTCTGGTATATAGTTTACTTCAGTTTTAACGTCAGATCCGATTCCCATACCAATTGATGATTTATGAAAAGCTACAGTATGTCTATCAGTAGAACCAGAAGTTTCTAGTCCACTATGTACAAACCATAAGAATCCTAACCATCTCTTAGCAGTCATACCACCAGCATAAGGAAGTTCGCCTTCTCCCACATACTCGACTCTTGAGAATTGATCTAGGTTAATTAAGTCAGACCATTGTTTTGGCCCAACTACCCAGTATCTTTGTTGATCATCTGGTACATCATTAGTATTGAATAATTCCATCATAGCCTGAGCTTTTCCAAGATTCATTCCAGTACCTGTTCCAGATGAGTTGTTAGCAAGTTTTGTTGCGTTTTCCATTACAGAAGTAATTACACTATCAGTTTTTCTACCTAAAGCGTAAGCTGCTGAATTTGCAACTACTTGTCTTTCGTCAATGTTTACCTTTAACTCGTCTAACTTGTCAACGTAATCTGCTGCATAGTAATCAGTTAAAGTTGCTGACACATTGCTGTGATCAAGATCCATTGCAACTACTTCAGCATGTCTTGCTTTAGTGTTTGCAGATCCTTTTGCAACTTTCTGAAACTTAACAGTATTACCATTAACACCGTTCACAGTTCTTGCTAGGTTCTTTAATTTTGAACCCATTCTTTGATAAGCCATGTGAACTTCAGCTTCGAATTGAGTTATAAAGGCATTAGTTATTGATGTTGCCATTTATTTTCCTCGTGTTAAGTTAATGTTAAATTACCGATTATCTTTTTAATGCAGAGGATTGTTATCCAGTTAAGGGCAATCATTGTACATTCGAAAGGTCTTGATAAACCAATATTGTATAAAGGTTATTGTTGACAACGCACAATTATATCCATTTTTTAGGAATAGTGATTACTTCACCAAATTCTATTGTGCCATCTTTGTCTTGAGAGTATGTACCAAATAAAGTTATAAATTCTTTAGTATCTTTATATATCCAAAATTCACCAGTTTTACAAACTGCTGGCCCTGCAGCATCCATTTGAGCTACAGATAACCAACCAGTTTGCGAAACACAGTCAAGCCATTTAATTGGCTTTTTAAGTTTTTTAAAATTAAACTTATGTTTGAGTTTGTCCTTTGAACGCTTTTTCATATAATTCAGTTACTCTTTTAACATATGATGGATCACGTTTACTTGAATCCCAATATCTTGGATCTTTCAACATAGATTTAAGATCATCCATATCTGCTGTTACATCAACTTGTGTTTGAGTTGTAGGCATATTACTATCTTTAGAAAGTTTCATAACTTCTTCTAAAGCTTTTACACCTTCTGCAGTTGCAGCAAAACTTGAAATAGCACTATAAGATTCTGGACTTAAATGTTTTTTAGACCAAAGTTCAGCAGCTTCTATTCTTTCTTTTCCTGCATCTCCAAGTTTTTGTATTTCAAGATCAGTATTAGGAAGATTAGAAATAGCATTTTCAACAAATGCTTTTACACCTTCATCATATTGTTCTTGACTTAAACCAGAGTTTTTAGCAGTTTGATTCCACCATTGTACTATTGGCATTTCATTGTTTATATCTAAACTAACATTAGATTCTAATTCTGGAATATTTAATTTATATTCTTCAGGAACATTTTTTAGTTTTTCATTTTCTAAATCAGATCTAATTTGTTTAGTTAGATCTTCTGTTCTTGAACCTAGTTTAGATTCTAGTGAGTTATAAGATGAAGCTAAATTTTCTAAATTAACTTCATTTCTTTCAGCGTTCCAAAACTTATCTTGTATGTATTCTGGTTTAGTTACCTCTGAAGATTGTTCAGTAGCGACTGGTGCTGTATTTGCATTATCATCTGCCATCTTGTTCTCCTTTTGTTATACGAGTTTTAATTATTCCCACAAGGAATCGCATACCTTCCAAGTGAAACAATCTGTTGCTATCAATATTTGGGCCAGCAACAGCTTCTATTGTAATTGATTGCAAATAGTTTAAAACTTTTTTACCTTCATCTCCTTTGAAGACGTTAGCAAAATGTTTATTTAAAATCTGCTCATCTTCAGCAGATCTTACATATCCGTCAATACTATTTGTAATTTTTGGTTTTTCTTTCTCTAGATCTTTCCAAGCCATATTATTCTCCTGTTGGAGCTTCAACCTCCTCTGGTGCGTTTTGCATTTGTTGTAAACGATTTACTAATTGCTGCTGTTCTTCTTCATTTCTAATTAACTTCTCAGGCAAGTTCATTTTTTCAGCTAGATATTTTGCAGTTTGATTTTGGTCAACAATTAAATTAATCATTTGTGGGCCAAAGTTAGATGCAATAATTTCATTAAATCTAGTTACATCAGAAACATCTTGCATGTGTTGTGCTTGAGCTAAAGGTGAACGTGGAGCTATTTTAACTTCCCTACCGTTTACTTTAGGGATGTCAATTCTACCTTGTTTAGATAAAATTCTAATTATTCTTTTTAATAATGGAGTTATTAATTCAGATTGAAGTCTACCAAAAGAAGAACCTATCTGTCTAGATAGATCTGCCATTCTTTCAGAAACTTCTGTTGCTGTCATTGGAGTTCCTTCTGGTCTTCCAAGAGCTTCCATATATAAAGCTTTTTTAATATTCTGACGCATATCATTTAATACTAATTGAGCTACATCAAAATTAGATGCTGATTGTATAGGTAATAAACCTCTACTACCAGGAGCTACAGGTATTAAAGATCCAGGTACTAATGAAATATTATCTGGATTAATTACACCATCATCTTCATAAGTATATACACCAGATACTGACATCTGTGCATTTTGTAAAATTAATTCTATTGTCAGGTTACAAGTTTTAATTGCTGACATAGCATTAAATACTGGCCCTCTACCATAAACTTCACCAGAAGCTTTGTTCCATCTAAATACTAAATAAGGATTAGAACCTTCTCCTTCAAACATTTCTTCATAAAGAATGTGTTTAGGATTTTCCATAACAATACACATTTTATATTTTTCAACATTTTGTTCATGTATTTTATAAACAGCTTCAACAATTTTAACTTTCTTTTTATTTTTTAATGGATCAAAATTTTCTGGTAATTTAGCTTTTGGATAAAGTATATTAATTTCATTTGGCTTACAGTATCTTGTTCTGTATACAGAATCTATTGTACCATCTGGCCCTGTGTTTAAACAAACTCTAGTTAATGGTACTGCTGTAAATTTAATTGGATTAATTGCATCACCTTCTTCAACAAGCATAACTCCTGTACCAATCGCAAGATCCATAAATGATTCATGTATCTCTTGGTTAAAGTTTGATTGTTGTAATATTTGAAAAACATAATCTGTAATTTTATCTAATTGTAAATTTATGTTAGGTCTTTGTTCTGGTGGCATTTCAGTACCAGCTTGAAAGTCTGCCCATCTAGCAAATGTAGGAGTAATACCAGCTTGTAATCTTGATGCAAATTCTTGTACACCTACAACAGCAGTTTCATCAAAAATTTTATCAGTTCTTTTTTGACCTGGAGCTTCTTCATAAAATGATTCTCTATTTGGAAGACAATACTCATATGCTTCTTCAAATTTATCTTTCCAATAATCTTTTATACTTTGAGCTTCTTTATATTTTTTTAAAATTTCAGATGCTTTATCTTCTGTACCGTAATTAATTTCTTAGTTATTTAAATAGTCCATTAATAAAAGAATCCTCTACCTCCAGGTCTATCAAACAAAGACCTAGATGATGTTATTGATAATCTTTTTTTTTTATAAGTTTCAAGTTG